GTCATATCTGTGTGCCAAGGTGAAAGACCCCCTGAAGCCATCTGGAAAGTTGAACCCAGAGTGGACAGAGTGGTTGATGGGTTACCCAAAAGGGTGGACAGAATTAAAGGATTAGGTAATGCTATAGTACCTCAGAATGCTATGATGATAGCTAATGCAATACAAAGGAGCATAAACAAAACAGTTTAGTGGTGGTTAGTAACTCCTACAGTGCGAAAGTAGAATATCGTTTCTTCAATGCTATAGATGATAATACATATATGCCCACGGCTTAATATTTTTACATATGTGTAACTATTAAAGGTTTGCTAACGTAATCATAACTTAACCAAATCTATGGAAATCTACTATTTTATTTTATAAGGAGAAGAAAATGAAACAAGAAATACACGTACAAGAAACTCAATTGGAGCATGATCCTATAATCAAAGAAGAGATATCATGGGAGCAAGCCGTAACAAAAGTTGAAACTGTTCTCAATGATGTTTGCAAAGAGTATGAAAAGGATGGGCATCATTATTATGGAGATACTTTAATGAAACATTGGCGAAGAATATTGAAAGGGTAGCAATGATAGATTTCGATTACTGCAAGAATCTTTCTTGTGGAAAAAAGTTAAAGCCCGTTAAAATGCCAAGAACAAAAGCTAAAATGTGTGCTGATTGTCGTGGGGATGCACAATCAGATAACACACTAGTGAGAAGAGCTTTTGAAGAAGCTCAACAGAATCCAACAGAACCTTCAGAGGATGAACTTATGTTCGAGGATAGTCCAAAGGCAATTGAAGAAAACAAGAATGATGTGCAAAAACATCATTGGGTGGGTCAACAGTTACAATACATTGGATCAAGTTTATCGGAGATACTTCCTCCTACTGTAAATAAGTATGATTCTTATGGACGATTAAAATATCAATCTAAGAAAAAGGAGAGAAAAAAATGAAATCAAGCACAGTAAAAATGGTAAAACAAGCCACAAAGAAACACATGGCTCTACTATCTACTAGTTATCAAAACACACAAGCATATACTATAGAAACGTATGTCAATGTTAAAAGGGTAATTAAGATACAAGCATTTAATGAAGATCATGCTATTAAAAGAGCATTGGCAAAAGAAGAAGACCGAGTGGTTTGGAAAAATTTAGGCTACGAATTTGTCGATTGTGACTGTGACGTAGTAGGAGAAAAATTAAAATGAGTGACAATATAATCAAATTCCCATATAAAATGAGGAGAACAACTAAACCTGTTCCTTTAGTATGTGAGATGGCTGCAGAACAATTTGAGCAAATTGTAATTCTTGGGACGAACAAGGAAGATGGTATGGTTCAAATGATAACGACAATGAGAGATCCTGCTGAAGTTCTTTGGCATATTGAATCAGCTAAGTTTGGAATAATGAGTGGACTAGAAGAAGATGAAGAGGGGTAAGAAGATGAGTAAAGACAATGGAAAAAAAGAAACTGACACTATCGGTGGAGATAACGTCATCAAGTTTCCCAAACCACCCCCACTTAGCCGTGGCAGTGGCAAGAAAGATGTGGAAGCTGGGTCACGACTCACAATCCATTTCGAGCCAGATTGGGACTCCGATGAAGACAATCCTCCAGATAGCACGGCTTGAGGATTGGAAGAGAGACAAACGCAATTCTCTTGAAGGATGTGGTGGATATTGGGGGCCTTTCTTAACAACAAAAGAATCCCTGGAATTACCTGAATCTGATTTTAGTGGCACGGATGATCCCGAAGCCATTAAAGAAGAGCCTTTATATAGAGACAAATATAGACACGAACAATCGGCTAGTTCGGCACTAGCTTGGATAGATGATATGTACAAATGAGGGGAATCAAATGGCATTCAAATATAAGACAAAGCCTTACGAGCATCAAGAAGAAGCATTACTTCGTAGTTTCAACAGAAAAAACTATGCCTATTTCATGGAGATGGGTTGTGGTAAATCAAAAGTATTAATAGATAATATCTATTGGCTTTGGCAAGAGAAAGAAATAGACACTGCCATTATCATTGCACCAAAAGGTGTGTATATGAATTGGAAAAATGCAGAGTTACCAATACATCTTCATGAGGATATTGATCCTGACATATATATATGGAAAGCCGAAGGTACAAAAGCACATAAGAAAAACTTATTGGAAGGTGCTTTTAAAAGAGATAAGTTTAGAATACTTCTAATAAATGTAGAATCATTTGCTACAAAAAAAGCACTCGTGTTCCTTGAATCATTTACTCACAGAAGTAAATTCTTGCTTGCAATAGATGAGTCAACAACAATCAAGAACATAAAAGCAAAGAGAACCAAAGCTATTGTAAAGTTTGGCGATACTGCCAAGTATAAAAGAATACTAACCGGATCTCCCATTACACAATCGCCTATGGATTTATATTCTCAATGCTATTTCTTAGACAAAGATCTTTTAGGCTTTGATAGTTATTGGTCTTTCCAAGGTCGCTATGCGATTATCAAACAACAAAGAATGGGCAATCATAGTTTTAACCAGGTGGTTGGTTTTAAAAACTTAGAAGAATTATCAGATAAATTATATAACTTTGCCTACAGAGTCACGAAGGAACAAGCCTTGGACTTACCCGAAAAGATATACACAATTAGGCACGTGCCTTTAACTTCAGATCAAATAAGACATTATAATAGTATGAAAGATGTTGCCGTTGCTTTTCTTGAGGGGGGAGACATGGTTACGGCTCCCGAAGTTATGACAAGATTACTTAGACTACAACAGTTATTGTGCGGTTATCTTGTTACGGATGATGGAGAAACTATTGAAATAGCTAATCATAGAGTTGAAACTATGATGGAAACCATAGATGAGATGAGTGGTAAGGTAATTATATGGTCGAGGTTTCGTCATGATATAAAAACTATTAGAAAATCATTAGAGAAAACCTATGGATCGGGTAGCGTGGTTACTTATTTTGGCGACACAAAACAAGATGATCGAGACAAGGCGATTGATAGGTTCCAAAATGATGATGAGACAAGATTCTTTGTTGGCAATGCACAAACGGCAGGAAGAGGTTTAACACTTACTGCAGCAACCAATGTTATTTATTACTCAAATGATTTTAATCTTGAGACAAGAATACAATCAGAGGATAGGTGCCACAGAATAGGACAGAAGAACAATGTCTTATACGTTGACTTAGTAGTTCCCGATAGTATCGACATACAAATAGTTAAAGTATTGCAATCAAAGATTACTTTAGCGGGTCGAACCTTGGGAGAAGAAGTCAAAGAATGGTTAAAAGTATCACCAAAAAGGAGTGACTAATGGCAGACGGTATGAAGATGGTTGGACATACGGCAGAGTCTCTTGTTGTGTTTCTATTAGCTAAACAAGGTGTTGAAGCTTTTATGGTAAAACAAGATGGTATTGATGTAGTAGCCTTGCAAGGAAAAGGAGTTCTTGTTGCTCAAAGAATTGAAGTTAAAGGAGCACGATATAATAAGAAAAATCTATACAGTTTCTCTTGTGCCAAAGGAGATCCTAAACGACCCTATAAGAAACAAGACTGCGATATAATTGCTTTGGTAGGACTATTACATGAGAAGGTTTCTTTCAAAGCAGTAGAAGAATTACAAATGGTAACTAAAAAAATACATAGAAGGGATTTTGAATCAGATGACATAACAGAAAGAACATGGGAAAGAGCATTAAGTAAAAGTTTACAATCAACCAAGAATTTATTAGAAGGAATATAAAATGGATCCGGACAGATGGAAATCAGTAGCAGTACCAATTGATATATGGGAAATGCTAAAGAAACTCTCAGAAAGTGAGGATAGAACTATAGGCAAGACAATTGCCTGGTTAACAAAAAAAGAATTTAATTATGTTGACAAGACTAATAAAACTAATTAAAACAAAACTTCAATACCGAAGGGTATAAACTTTAACGTAGAAGGAGAGAACGATGAGTGATGTATTTTCACTATTTGAAGAAGAGGCAGCTAACCCCGATGCCTTTAATAAGGTTAGCGAAGGAGAGACTTCAAAGCTCTCCACTTTAATTCGGCAGTCTATTGATCTTGATAAACAAGTCAAAGATGCCGAACAATACCTTAAAGATTTACAACACAAAAAAAGAACTGTTGACGAGGAAGATATTCCTTCGTTGATGGAACAACTTGGTGTTGAAAGTCTTACAGTTGACGGCAACAAAGTTACCATAGATAAATTTGTATCGGCTAGAATACCGGATGATAAGAAGGAAGAAGCTTATAATTTCATCCGTTCTATTGGCGAAGGCGATATAATTAAGAATGAAGTTGTTGTCGGTTTTGGCATGGGTCAAGACAATGTAGCGGGAGCCGTGGTTGATGATTTACGCAATCAAGGATTAACTCCTTCACAGAAGACTCATATACACCCAATGACTTTAAGAACATGGGTAAAGAATCGAATAGATAATAGTCAAGAAATTGATTTTGATATGTTCGGAATATACGTAGGCAATCGTGCAAAAATAAAGGGAGCAAAATAATGTCTAATGCAGTTGCAGAAAAGAAGGCTACGGAAGTAGCACCATCCAACCTAACCTCTTTGTTAGAAGAAGAAGCAGGAGCAGGATTGGAAAACTTTACTACGGAAGATATGCAAATACCTTTTATAAGGATATTACAAGCACTATCTCCACAGTTAAATAAACAAGATTCCATGTACATCAAAGGTGCTGAACAAGGCGACATCTTTAATACAGTGTCGCAACAAGTATATAGGGCAGACGAAGGTGTGCTTGTTGTACCGTGTTTCTTTGAGAAGAAGTTCTTGGAGTTTGCACTTAGGTCTAGTGGTGGTGGTTTCATAAGAGAACTATCTTCTGATGATAAAGATATCAGCATTACAACTCGTGAAGGTGCAGCAGAAATACTGCCCTCGGGTAATGAACTAGTTAGAACTCATCAGCATGTAGTTATGGCTATGGATTATGAGACTAAGACCGGTTCTCCTGCTATTCTTGATATGAAAAAGACACAGTTAAAAGTGTCTCGTAGATGGAATACTGTTAAGAACGGCATAAGATTACCTTCGGGTAAGCCAATGCCATTGTACGGAACTGCATGGAGTATTCAAACTATTGCAGAAAGTAACGATCAAGGTAGTTGGTATAACTACAAGATCGAAAGAGTTACTGAGGTTACAAAAGAACTAGAAGCTATGATGTTAGAAGCTAGAACTATGTACCAAAGTTTCAGAAAAGGAGAGATTCAAACGGCTTCGGCACCTGTTGAAGAAATGCGTAGTGCACAAAAGGATGACGAAATACCGTTTTAATTAACTAGAGTCGTGGCTACCTCCTCCAAGTCACGGCTCTTTTTTCATTGGAGTGAAGAGTGAAATTAGCAGAAGAATTATTGGAAGCCTTTAAAGGTTTCAGTACGGCTCATGGGCAGACGGATGTTTCCCAAGAACGTACATCAGGAAAACAAAAAGCAAAATCATTTATAGTAAGGAATCCTCTTACATTACAGTTAATGGAAGGGCACATAAAAGGCAAAAAAGGTGTCGGTGCTATTCCTATTAACGAAGAAAATAAATGTATTTTTGGTGCTTTAGATATTGATCAATATCCATTAGAGCATAATGAGATAATAGATAAATTAGAGGAGCTCAAAGTTCCGTGTATCGTGTGCCGTAGTAAATCTGGTGGTGCACATATATTTTTCTTTTTTAAGGAGTGGATGAATGCAGGTGATTTTAGGGACAAAGCTGCGGAAATTTCTTCGGCACTTGGGCATGGTCGGTGCGAGATATTCCCAAAGCAAGAACAGATTCTTGTCGAAAGGGGGGATGTTGGTAACTTTATTAATCTTCCGTATTTTGATTCAGAGCAAACTCTCCGCTATGCGATCATCAAAAGAGCAGGAGCTTATGTTGAGGCATCGCTATCGGAATTCATTGAAGAGATACAAAAAGTAAAGGTTTTACCGAAGGAGTTTTTAACACTACCGATTGGTGGTCCGGTTGACTTATTACCCAATTACATACCTTGTTTACGAACTAAGTTAGCGATAGGTGTATTCGAGGGAGAAAGAAACAGAACGGCTTTTCAATTAGGTGTCTTTCTTCAAAGACTCGAGCCTGGTAATTGGAAAACAAAGTTTGAGGAGCATAATGTAAGAGACTTTCATCCACCTTTATCTGCACAAGAAGTTGTAGCTATTCAAAATACATTAGAGAAAAAAGAATATCAGTATCTTTGTAAAGAAGAACCCATGGCATCTCATTGTAATCAAGGTGTTTGTCGAACTATGAAACTTGGTATTGGTGCTACGTCAATGCCAACGATTAGTGGCTTGTCAGTAATCTTATCCGAACCAAGACTATGGTTTGTTGATATAGGTGGTCAAAGATTAGAGATAACAACAGAAGAATTACAAGCACCAAGACTATTTCAACGTGCTTGTATGGAACAATTAAAAGTTATGCCTCCTAAATTAAAAGATTCTGATTGGGAGACAACAGTCAATGGTCTTATGGAAAAGTGTAATGAAATACAAGTTCCAGAGGAGTTGACATACAAAGGACAGTTTATATCAATCCTTGAAACGTATTGCACCGGAAGGGTACAAGCACAAACTTTTGAAGAGATAATGTTAGGTAAGCCTTATACAGAAGTTGAAGAGCAAAGAACTTACTTTAGGTTGGAGTCTCTTATGGAATTTATGAGACAGAAAAAGTTTGATAGTTATACAAGAGCACAAGTTCAAGAACGATTAAAAGAACTAAATAATGGGGATAGCTCCTCTATAAAAAACTTTAAAACATCAAGTGGTAAATGGAAAACAGTTAGAGTTTGGTGGATTCCGGAAATATCTTCAGAAGTTGAAGTAAACAATATATCCATTGATAGAGAAGAGGTGCCCTTTTGAGCAAGCAAACAACAATATTTGGACCTCCAGGAACCGGAAAGACAACAACTTTAATTAATATAGTTAAAGATAGAATCAAAGAAGGTGTGGATCCAACAAAGATAGCTTTTATGTCATTCAGTCGTAAAGCAGCGAATGAAGCAAAAGATAGAGCAGGGTTAGAATTAAATTTAGATTTAAAACAAATGATCTATTTTAGGACTTTACATTCATTAGCTTTCTCTTGGTTAGGCTTAGATAGTAAAAGGGTATTTAAAGGTTCTGATTATAACGAACTAGGTAGGTTAGTTGGTTTAGAATTTAGAAGTAACTTAACTGTTAGCATGGAAGAAGGTCCTCTTTTTCAAATAGGAGCAGGTGGAGATAAGTATATGTCTGTTATCCAAATGGCTCGTGTTAGAGAAATCAGTACGAATCAACAGTTTAATGAAACATGGGATAACACTTTACATTGGCAACAATTAAAAGTTTTAGATAAAGCTTATCGTGATTATAAGATAGCTAAGAACAAGTTAGACTTCGTGGATATGATTGAACAGTTTGTTGAACAAGGAACTAGTCCTAAGTTTGATTTACTTATTATAGACGAAGCACAAGACTTAGCACCTTTGCAATGGAGAATGGTTAAGGAAGTTTTAGTTCCTAATTCAAAAGAAGTTTATTATGCAGGAGATGATGATCAAGCTATCTATACGTGGATGGGAGTTAATGTTAGAAACTTTTTAAATTCATGCGATAACAAATTAGTCTTAGATAAATCGTACCGTGTACCGAGCACCGTGCATAATTTCTCACAAAACTTAATTAAAAAAGTATCGAGCAGACAAGATAAAACTTGGCAACCCACTAAAAAAGAAGGATCTATTACTTGGCATAGAGATATACTAGATGTAGATTTAACTAGTGGCGAATGGTTGATACTTGCTAGAACTAATTATATTACAAATAAAGTATGTACTCGTCTTAAAGAAGAAGGTCATCTCTATTGGCGAGAAGGCACTGGTTGGTCTATTTCCCCTAATGTACTTAATGGAATAGAGGTATGGATAAAACTATGCAAAAACCAAAGCTTATTTTCATCAGAACTGAAGAATTTTGTGAAACTATTGAACCCAGAGCTTATTACCAAAGCGGGACGAAAAAGACTATCATTCCTAGATCCCGAACATTCTTATACTCTTCGAGATCTTATAGACAAATTCAATTTGATCGCAACACACGAAACACCGTGGCAGAAAGTCTTAAAAGTATCGGATCAGGAGATAGCATATATAATGTCTGTGAGGAGGAGGGGAGAAAGAGTCTTGACGGGGACTCCGAGGATTCGGATATCGACAATTCACAGAGCCAAAGGTGGCGAGGCGGATAATGTAGCTTTACTATTAGACTCTACAAAAGCTTGCGTTAACAGTTTAGACCAAGATTCTGAACTAAGAACTTTCTATGTTGGTGCTACACGTGCTAAACAATCACTACATCTAATCGAATCAACATCTTTATATAGGTTTAACATATGACAATATCAAAAGAATTAAGAGAAAATATGAAACAAATCAAACAGTTTGCTAAAAAAGATAGAGAGTATTTTTTAAAAGAAGCAGAAAAACTAATCAATGGTCAAAGAGCCAAGGAGTATGGACCAGCTAAAAAGAATCATCAGCGAATAGCTGACATATGGACTATCTTGTTAGACAAGAAGCTTGATGACCGTATTACACCGGAAGAAGTTGTTGCTTGTATGATAGGTGTCAAGGTGGCTCGTCTTGCCGAAGATATTAACAAAGACGATTCGTGGACAGACGTTATAGGATATGCAGCTTTAGGTGGAGAAATTATAAATGACAAATCGTGATCAATATCATTTTTTAGATCAAGATATAAAAGATATGTCTTGGGGTAATGTAGATTCTGATTGGACACCACCACAGACCTTCCCAGATTTATCTCAACATGAAACAATTGCTATTGACTTGGAAACTAAAGATTCCAATCTTCTAATACTTGGTCCAGGGTGGACAAGAAAAGATGGTTATGTAATTGGTGTTGCCGTTGCAGCAGGAGAAAACGCTTGGTATTTTCCAATAGCACATAAGTCTGGGAACATGTCAAAGAACATTGTTTATAAATGGTTACAAAAGATATGTGATGATGAAACTATAACTAAAGTATTTCACAACGCATTGTACGATTTAGGATGGTTACGAGCAGAAGGCATAGAAGTTAAGGGTAAGATTATAGACACTATGATCGCAGCACCTTTACTAGATGAAAACAGAAGATATTATAATTTGAATTCTCTTGCTCGAGATTATTTAGGAGAGTTTAAGAACGAGAAACTTTTAAAGTCTGCAGCCGAAGAGTTTGGAGTTGATCCCAAGTCTGGTATGTGGCAACTACCACCTAGATATGTAGGTAAATATGCCGAACAAGATGCTTTAATTACTTTAAAACTTTGGGATAATCTTAAAAAGAAAATTACTCAAGAAGAATGCACGAGTATCTTTGAACTAGAAATCGACCTCTTGCCTGTACTATTTGAAATGAAAACTAATGGTGTAAGAGTTGATGTAGAAAAAGCAAATCAAACAAAGAAACAATTAACACAGATAGAGAAATCACTTGTACAAGAGATAGTCAAGGAAACAGGTGTTACGATTGAACCTTGGGTCGCTACATCTGTAGCAAAGGTCTTTGACGCTGTGGGACTTCCGTATTCTCGCACAGAAAAGTCCGGGTCCCCCATGTTTACAAAACAATTTTTGACTAATCAATCTCATCCAATTGCACAGAAGATTATAAAGATAAGAGAGATAAATAAGGCTAATACGACATTTGTTGATACTATACTTCAACATTCTCATAATGGTAGAATTCATTGTGATTTTCACTCCCTAAGATCTGATGGTGGAGGAACTGTAACAGGTCGATTTAGTTCAAGCAACCCTAATCTTCAACAAATACCCGCTAGAGATCCTGAGATTAAGAAATTGATTCGAGGATTATTTATACCCGAAGATGGCTGTAAATGGGGATCTTTTGATTATGCTTCACAAGAGCCAAGATGGTTAGTTCATTATTGTGCTACCATGAAAGGTGTGGATAGACATCCTCAGATTGATGACGTTGTTAAAATGTATCATGAAGGTAATGCTGACTTTCATCAGATGGTTGCAGACATGGCAAACATTCCTAGAAAACAAGCTAAGACAGTTAATCTTGGTCTTATGTATGGTATGGGCAAAGGCAAGCTTGCTGATGTAATGGATATAAGTGCTGCGGAAGCTACTGAACTTTTATCCAGGTATAATGAAAAAGTTCCTTTTCTAAAATCTTTGTCAGACAAAGCCACGGATCATGCTTCGAGCACCGGTGTCATTCGTACTTGGTTAGGACGTAAATGTAGATTCAACATGTACGAGCCGGTGTCTTTTGGTTTTAATAAAGCACTGCCGATGGAACAAGCCATAAAAGAATATGGAAGTAAAGGTCGTGTTAGAAGAGCCTACACATACAAAGCTTTGAATAGATTGATTCAAGGATCCTCTGCTGATCAAACTAAGAGAGCAATGGTTGAGTGCTTCAAAGAAGGATTGTGTCCAACACTAACAGTGCATGATGAATTATGTTTTAACATTAGTAGCCAAGAACAATCAGACAAGATAGTGGATATCATGTCCAATTGTATCGCTGACTTAAAAGTCCCTTTTGAAGTTGACGCAGAACTAGGCGACAACTGGGGAGAGGTCGGTTAGTAACCCGCTTTTACATATTGATTGTGTAGTTCTGTCAACGGATCTTCTTCTGGCTTCTCATCTTTAAAAGCTTCATATGCATGAGATCTAATATTTGATCTATGAAGACCTATGTCCTTTAATATATGATCGTCCAGACTGTGTAACGCTTGTATTGTTCTTCCTACTTTAAAATTATAAAACCATTTTGATAACATTTATTTCTCCATTTCTATTATTAGTTATAGATTACTTCTAAATAATAAAAAACCGGGTAAAAATGAAACATATAAGTGCTAAAATAGCGTGAATCAATGTTAAGGTATGTATCATAAACGTACACAAAAGAAGCTTATTCCAGCTAGTAATCATACCAAGTCGTTATACTTCAACGATTCTGAGGCATCTGAGAGCCTCGTTTTTTCAATGAATCCATGATTTTGTTACGTTTTTCGTCTGATAGACTAGACCACACAGAAATTTCATCCAGGGTTCTAAAACACCCAAGACATAGATTATTTTTTATTTTGCAGACCTTTTGGCACGGGCTTACAATAGGCAGTGATCTTTCTGGTCTTGTCATTTGGGAATGGAATCTCTGGTTGATCGTTTAATCGTTTGGCAAAATACAGGCAGTCGTTAACATTTTTAAATGTTTGATCCTGGTTAATAATTATTGTGCCTAACATGTAGACTAAAGCAAATTCTATCATTCATCTTTGGTTTTCCAAAAGTATTCATCCGTGTCACCAAGTCTTGTTCTGTTACCATTCTCAACTTGGTACTCTACTGTACTAACTTTGAAGTCTGGTTGCAAGGGCTCTTGAGGAGT